TAAGCACTATTAAGGGCAATCTTCTTTGCCATCTGGATATTGTTACACCTAGCAATCTCTTTGGTAAGTGCGTTGGACGGGTTCTTTTCATAATCTTTTTTTGCTTGGATCATTTTCTTTTTAAAGATGACACGATCTCCATACATCTTGTCCATGAGTTCTGGAAGGAACCCACGTACATCTTTCCTGTACTGTGCTCCATTGGCACATGTAGCATACTCAGGGTTAAAGTCTGTTACCTCTTGGTTTAAGATCCTCTCAACGCTCGAACTGGGATGTCGAGTCTCCCTGAGGGTCTCTGGGGAAATATTGTACTGCATAATAAGATGAGGATACAGACTGTTGAGGTCAAAACTAACAACCCAATCATACTTTCCTGGTTTCGGTTCCTTGACATACGCCCCCGCATACTTTTCATTCTTTTGGGATCTATTCTTAGGAGGAATAACAATGTTCCTCTTCTTTAAATAATTGTAGATGATGGTGTCCCACATCCGCACCTGATAGAATACATCACTATAATTAACTTTAGCATCATATGCCATAGTCAAAGCAAGTTCGATCAGTTTCATCTTGTCTTCCAGACGGTCAACAAGTTCCACGTCAATTATATTGTACTCGATAAACTTCTGCCAACCATTTGTGTAGAAGTCCTTAAACGTATCAAACTCAGAGTGGTCTAACTTCTGCTGACCCAACTCTACCTTTGCAATATAATCCAACCTATAAGACTCCTGTGCCTTGTAGGTAAACTTCTTATAAAGATCTAGATAATCTAACTGCGTTACACCACCCACATCAAATGTAATATGAGTACGTCCCATGATATGAACTTCACCTTCACTTACAAGTCCCCAAGGTGAGAACCTCTTCATTAACTTCTCACCAAGAACTCTCTGAAGACGTTTGCAAATATAAGGTATATCAAATAACTGTATGTTCCATCCAGTAATCACATCTGGAACATCTTGCATCCAATAGTTTATGAATGATGTGAGTAGTTCATACTCTGTAGGGCAATGATGATATGTTACATTCTTCTGTTTATTATGAAAGGGTTTACTTCCCCAAGTAACGATCTGCTTAGTTGTATAGTCTTGTATTGTGATTGCCAGAATCTCTTCGACGCACGATGCCACGTCAGGGAAACCTTGCTCAGCCGTAGTTTCAATATCCAGAGTAACAAGTTTAATCTTGCTGATGTCAAACTTGACTTCATCCTCTGGGTATTTCTCTGAAATATATTGATATATGTATCTGTCATTGCCATAGATCTCAAAGTTCTCAATATCATCATACCTCTTATAGAAGTCACGACAATCTCGTACCGTACCTGGATGAATTGCCTCAACTGCTTGCCCACTTAACGTCTTATATTTAGTCTTCTTTTTAGACTTAACAAATAACGTGGGGAAAAATTCATCCCTATGCTCATATCTCCTTCCATCCTCAACACCCCTCACCAGGAATTGGTTCCCGATTAATTGGACGTTAGTGTAGAATTTCATTCTTTAATAAGATCTTCGTATTTTTCAAGTAAGGTTGGAGTAGGATCTGCCAACGTTAATATTTTATCAGAACTAATCATAAATGTATCCTCCTTTGTAATACCATTTAAAAATGGTTCAAGAGTTATTTTTCCCTCCAAAGGATTAATCCAAAAAGGATTAGTTAATTGGCAATCTGGTTCACCAGGAATTGCTGCAGGGACTTCATCAATCTGACTTATCAGTACTTGCTGTGTCGTTGTCAGTGCTATCACTTTGGTTTCCATTTTTTACAATGTCCTCGATGTACATTTCTTTTAGTTTATATGCTGGTTCTACCATGGTTATTAACCAATCGGCAGGAACAGGAATTCTAGTATCCTTAGAAAGAGGGATCCATGGGAAAAGAGAAACCTGAAATCCAGATTGTTTTTTAGATCCATTCTCCTCAAGAAGATTTGGATCTCTCATTCGGATAACACATGGTCTATCCAAAAAATATCCAACGATACTCTTTTCTTCTTCCTCACCTACTGCCATCTCAGTGACATCTGCAATGATGTCTTCTCCAGATTTAAGCAGTACTAACTTAATAGTCATAATAGATTACTACCTCCATATATTATAGCAAGAAAAAAGCACCCTGTAAAGGGTGCTGATCCATCTCGAACTCAATTTTATTTATGACTTCACCTTTTTCTTTTTCTCTTTAGGAACTCTTTTGAGATCACTAATAGCATTTTTTATAATGCTGAAGGGACTAGTTAGTTTCATGATTCTCCTCCTAAGTAATTTTTCCGAGCATGATGTTCAGGAACTATTTTACCTAGTTCTACGACCAATAGTCCGTCAGTGAATCTTGCATCTCGTATTTCGGTATCATCCGAGAGTGTCCAGACCCTAGTGAAAGACCGTTGGGCCAATCCTTTATGGACAAACGTTCTATCATCTTTCGATTCTTCTTTTCTGCCTTCCACATATAGTTTTCCAAACTCCGTATAGACTGATACGTCATTTTTCGAGAACCCCGCAAGGGCGATCTCCAATTTCGATTCGACATTATTTACCTGTACGATATTATAAGGGGGATAGTTGGAAGAAGTTTCGAGATCCCAGAAACGATTTAAATAATCGTCCATTCCAATACTGTTCTTACTAATCTTATCCAATAATGCTGGAAGATTTTCAGCGTGATACCTTGATAGTGTACCCATGATAGTAGCTCCTTTTTAAGCGAGTGTTTAGTTTGTGTCCCTTACGGCGACACTACTAATTATACACGATCCCTCAAAAAACTGGGTGATGATTGCCGTCTCAATCTCTTCGGTTTCCTTCCATGAAGATGAGTAAGATAGAAATTTGTGTAATTAACAATCACCAAAAGTATTAATAATATAGTGTTAACCGTCATTAAACTATCCTATCCATTTTATCTAAATCGGCAAATGGTCCTAAACAATTCTCAATATGCCTACGTTTACTCATTGTATGCGATATGGGCAACTCTGTCAATAGATTCCATCTATCAATATCAAATGAACAATCGGGTAGAATATAATCCCAAATCCTTTTCATTGATCCCATAGCATTCATTCCAATAAAATCTATAGTCTCATATTCGGGGATTATACATTTAAACTTTTGAATGTCCATGTACCACCTATTAAACTTTCTTCTAGTATATTCCTCATCAACCTGAAACATTTTCATAAAAGAACTTTCCGAGTCCTTTCTATTTCTTTCTAAAAGAACATACTTAGCTTTAGGAAATAATCCATAAAGAGTTTCTATATAATGCAAAAGTTCTGGATCCTCAAACCCAACATACTTTTCTGGTCTACTTTCAATTCGATCTACTAGTTCATCCCAGTTTGCAATGTAACGAGATTCTTCATTATAACAAAAACTATCCTTATATGTAAAAAAGTTTCCAAACCAACTACTCCTACAACGAGCAGTACTCAAAATAAAAAAAACTTCTTTATCTAAATTCTCAATACGAGTCTCAATCTGCATCGGAAGTTTTTCCTTTCTTCCCAATGTTATACTTCTGTTCTAAAATCCAGTCTCCCTTATCTTTATAAGAAAGAACTTTGATTTGATTAAGAGGTGCAATATCAGAAACAGAATCTGGTTTTACTACACTAATAAGTCCCCAATCAGCAAGTAATTGAGTAATACGATTTCGACGTTGAACGTCATTGGAAGTAAGATTGGCATGTTTGCCATCAAGAGCAAACAGTTCTTTAAAATGAACTATAAAATATCTTCCTTGTTTATGTAAGATATGGCAACTCTGATATAATTTCTTTTCTTTTCTTGATGCTACACCAATTCTTGTTAAAGTCTCACGGACTTTTAAAAAATCATCAGGTTCATTAAGAAGCACTTCTACCATTTGATCTTGCGACCAACTTACTTCAGGCTCCTTCGTAGAAGTAGTCATTTCATTCCTCCAGTGTCAAGTCTTTGTTTAATGTAATCCAATTGTTGGGGTGATAAAATTTTCAGTGCTTGAGACGCTTTCTCATTACTATAACCATAGTACTGTTTCACACATTGGAGATCCGTGACTTTATCCTTACGGAGCCAGGGAGAAAATCTCTTCTTTTTCCTAAGTGTATTTAGATAAAAAATATATTGCATGTCTTTATCTAAGGATGAATACTTATTCATCTCATTAGTAAACATTATGCAATCAAGATGTCCTGATAAACAACGATTAATAATATAGGGAGGATAATCCTTAATGACAGAAGGATCTTCCTCAATAAGATTGTTCTTATTAAAGTTAATAGAATTTAACCAATCTTTCAGTTCTGTCATAATACATGATAAGGATCTATATCCTCTGATAATTCATCAACATCCCTAAGGAGGTTATTATATTTGGGATCTGATTCAGCAAACTCCTGTTCACCTTTAGTGGTGTAATGTAGTATAACAGGATTAAAGAACTCTTGATGTTTCTCCTCAACATATCCCATAGTAACATCCTGTATACCAAACATACCACCTGTAGAAGAAAGGCGACTAAGAATAATCCAGACTGCATATTGATCAACAATACGTGAATTTGGAATAGGCATAAGTTGAGCACCATTCTTAAAGATGTTCATCAACTCAGTTAGTTCATCCAACTTATTAATAATCTTAGTATGGATATTGTTATTAAGCAAGATCACACCACAACAATACTTATAAACAGATTCCTTACCACCAAGAGCAGAAATAGCTTTATCTACTCTTGTCAATTTTTCTCTTATACCTTTACCACCACCTGTGTTTGGATCATGTCTAAATCCAAATTCTTCTCTACCATAGACATCATATCTAGAATAAGTATCAAAGATATATTGGACATCATCATAGAAAATAGTATCAGAATCCAAGTACAAAATATTAGAAGATTGATCCTCAAAATATTTTAAGTTATACCATCTATGGATTGACCATGCACTAAGCATATTATGATCAAACCCATCAACGAATGGTAAAACATTTACATTGTAGTTAAGACGGAAATAAGGGGGAATAAAAGCAGGGTCATCGCAAAAAAGGTAAACAGGTATTTCATTATTAAAATCTCTAAGTGAACGGATACTATGATCAAGACGTTTTAGTTCATGATCGTTTATATGAGCATGAATACTTTTCTTATAAGAATAGAAAACTATATTCATGCTGTTAGTCCTTCTTTCTTTAACTTATCATAGTTATAACAACCATCAAAGTTTAACTTAATCTTAGGTCCATAATTCATCAAGATCAATTCCTTTCTTTGCTTCTGATCTCTCATATATTCCCCAACAGATCTCATTGTATATGTTAAATCAAACTCAGTAGCATCCCAATTCTTAAATCTTTCTTTAATTAATTGATCTGAATTATAACTCACCATCATATTTATTTTAGATTTGTCACAATCTTCAGCAAATTTATCATGATCG